TGACGTTAGGCGTACCGCTTCTCGCGGTCACGCGCCTGCATGAACCGGAGGCGTTGCGCCTCCAGTGCGAATTCCAGTTGCTGGTTGGGCGGTCCCGCGCGCCAGCGCAGGTCGCTCGGCGGCCACGTCCCGAAGCGCGCCTTGTACTTGTGCGCGACCCAGCCGCGGTGGTAGTTCTTCTTCTCGCAGATGCCGACCAGCCCCGAGTAGAACGACTGGCGCATCTCCAGCGGCGCGACTACGCGCTTGATCTGGCGCAGGTCGCCCTCGCGCTGCTTGATGTCGAACGGAACCGTCGCCGGCTTGTATCCGCACGCCACGCACGGGTCGGGCTTGCGCCGACTGACCGCCTTGCACTGTGGACAGACGTGCAGCTTGGCCGGCTTGGTGACAGGCGTCTTGCGCGGCAGGCCCATGTCGAGCGTGAGCGGCAGGTCGTCTGTCGGGAAGCCAAGGCTCTCGACCGTGTTGCTGTGGTCCAGCACCAGAGCGGCTTCCTTGCCCGGCGCCGGACGCAGCACGCGGCCGACCATCTGCAGGTAGCGGATCAGACTCTGGGTCGGGCGCGCGAGGACCATGCACGCGAGGTCGGGCAGGTCGAAGCCTTCCGCCAGCACCGCGCAGTTGGTGACCACGCGGGTGGCGCCGCTGCGCAGGCGCCCGAGAATCGCCGCGCGATCTTCCGCGCCGGTGTAGCAGTCGATGTGTTCGCAGGCGATGCCGCGGAACAGGAACTGGTCGCGGATATGCTCGCTGTGCTTGATGCTGGTGGCGAACACGATGGTGCGACCGTTGTTCGCGCGCTTCAGCCACTCGTCACAGATGTTGCCCACCAGCACGGTCTTGTTGACCGCCTTCTCCAACTGGCCCTCGTGGTAGTCGCCGGCCACCGTGGCGACGTCGGACAGATCGGGCCGGTCGGGCGCGTAGAAGCGCGCGGGGACCAGCCAGCCGTCGCGGGTCAGGTCGGCCACCGTGACGTCGGTGACCAGACGGTCGAACACCTTGCCCAGCCCGCGACTGAACGGCGTGGCGGTCAGGCCCCATGTGGGGATGTTCGGATTGGCAGCGAGATAGGTGCGGTACGACGGAGCGATGGCGCCATGGGCTTCGTCGATGACGATGGCGCTACAGAGCGGGGAGATCTTGCGGCGGGCCAGCGTCTGGATGCTGGCGATCTGGAAGTCTTTCCACGACGCGGTGCGTTCGTGTCTTGCTTGGATCACGCCGTGGTCGAGTCCCGCGGCGAGGAAGCGATCACTGGTCTGGTTCACCAACTCGATTCTGTTGACCGCCCAGACCACCGGTCCCTGCTGCAACAACGACTCCACCAGCTTGATTCCGATTTCGGTCTTGCCCCCACCGGTCGGCAGGTAGATGCAGGTGCGTACGGCCGGTGGTGCGATGGCTTTGGTGAGCAGGCGCGTCTGGTAATCGCGCAGCACCACCGTGCTGGGTTCCCCGTTCATCTCTCTGGCCCCCGTCTACACGGGTGGGCAAATGTGGATGTGCCCCACAGGGGCGCCGCAGCGCGGATTCGGGCAACGGTCGGTTCCTTCGCACTGTTCGACGTGGGTGATCCACACGCTCTGCGCAGACCACGCGCTGACCTTGTCTTCCACGCCCAGCGCCTTCGCTACGTCATGCACGACGGCAGCATCACGATGGCGACGCAGGCGGTTCATTTCGGTGGCGAGCAGGATGTTGAACCGGCTCGGGTGGAGACTGGCGATGTCTCTGTTCATGGCTCTCTCTGTTGAGGTGCTGCGTAACGGGCTACAGAGCGGCGGGGTCGTTACGAGGTACACCCCCCTACCATCTCTACATCCCCTGTCCTGTGTCTCTACTGCCAGATCAACCCCGTCCACCGGCTGGCCTTGTCGTACCGGCGCGTTCGAGGCGCAAGGCCCCCCTACCCCAGACGCGCAAGCGGCGCGGGACAGGAAGGACCCCCACGGTTACCCGTGTCGCGCGATGGTACGGAGTGGCTACCGTAACCCCTCGGCATGCGCGTGAGGCCAGCCGCCCGGTCGTATGGGAGTTGCACCCCGCCGGGAATTGCACTGCGTGTTGATCGACCCCTGTTGAAGAATCACGCTGGGTCTGCGCCCTGCTCATGGGGGACAGGGTAGCCACCCGTGGCTTTGGACGGGAGAGAGTGCCCGTTGGACGCAGACCCAGCGTGATTCGGTGGTGGTGGTGACTGACTTGGCTATGTCGAGGAGCAACGTTACGAGCCTGCCCGGCGCGCGTCAAGCCCTTTTGTCGCGTCCCTACGATTCAAGGACTTAGCGTGTCGAGAATTGTCATACGCAACAGATGTTGACATCGTGTTGACATCGTGTCAGCATGCCGTCGTTGTCCCGCCGTCCAACTCTTGGAGCCATCGAATGACCGAGGATTCCTCTGTCGAAACAACGCATCAGCACGAACCGCAGCCCATGTCGCCCAGCACCGAGCCAGCCGTCCGGGTGGACGAATCGACCCCTCAATTCAGCACGTCGCCGTCCATCGCCAAGCTCGCCACCGCTCTGGCGCGCGTGCAGAAGGTGATCAAGCAGCCCACCAAGCGGGCCGACAACCCGTTCTTCAAGTCGAAGTACGCCGACCTCCACGAAGTGTGGGCAGCCGTTCGCGGCGCTCTGTCGGACGAGGGCATCGCCGTGATCCAGTCGCCGGCCTTCTCGACCGCCGAGTTGAAGGGCAAGGTGATCGGCATCATCACGATCAGCACCACGCTCGTGCATGGCGCGTCGGGGGAGTGGATGACCAACGTGCTGCGCGGGACGTCCGAGAACATCGGCCCGCAGGCCATCGGGTCGGCGATCAGCTACTTCCGCCGCTACAGCCTGCAGCCGCTGCTCATGCTGACCCCCGACGACGGCAGCGACGACGACGCCGAGCGCGCCGAAGGCCGCACCGTGGTCGCCCCGGAAGACAAGCCGAGCGCCGAAGACATCACCAAGCACACCAACGGCATCAAGGGCGCCGGCACGCTCGACGCACTGCGCACCGCGTACGCCAACATTCCCGAGGCGCACCGGAAGTTCTTCAACAAGCTGGTCAACGCCCGCAAGGCCGCACTGGAGAAGTCGGTCGGGGGTGAAACGATAGATGGCGATAGCGCCGCACCGCACGGCGACACCGAGTAATGGAGCAGCGCACGCCCGAGTGGGACGAGGCGCGCAAGGGCAAGATGACCTGCTCGCGCATGGCGGAGGCGGTGGGTCTGATCGGCTCCCGTCGCCGCCTGTGGCGCGAGTTGACCGGCCGCGAGCGCGACAAGTGGGCGAGCGCGGACGGGCGCATCCGCATGCAGGATGGCGTCAACTACGAGCCGCTTGCCATCGCGCAGTACGAGCAATGGATTGCGCGTCCGGTCGAGGCAGCCGGGTTCCTGATGCACCCGACGCTCGACTGGATCGGCGGGTCACCCGACGGTCTGGTGTCGTCTCTCGACCCACAGAGCCGCAGTCCATGCGGCGGGGTCGAGGTGAAGTGCCCGCCGACGCAGTACGGTCGCATCCCCGACTACTACATGCCCCAGATGCAGGGGCTGATGGAAGTGACCGGCCGGCGCTGGTGGGACTTCGTCTGCTGGACCCCGGAGACGATGGTGATCAACCGGGTGTGGCGCTCACCCGCCTACTGGGAGCAGCTACACACGTTGCTGGCCGAGTTCTGGTTCTACGTCGAGGCCGACATTGAGCCGCCCGTGTTTGCGCGCGGCACCAAACCGAAGATCACCGCAGCCGTGACGTCGCGGCTGCTTCACAAAGGATAGCCATGGGCCTGACCCACTACGTCAAGAGCAGGACCGGTGAAACCTACACCGACAAGAACGGCGCCGAGAAGCAGAGTTACGCGACCATCGGCCGGCTGATCGAAACCGCCGGCGGCAACAAGGTGATCATCCTCGACGCCATCCCGTTCGCGTGGTTCACCGCGGGCAAGCCGGTCGCTCTGTACCTGCAGAGCAAGGACCGCGACGAGCAGCGCACCGAGTCCAGCGCGCCACCGCCGCAGAAGCCCGCCCAGAAGCGCATCGACGAAGACGACGACATTCCGTTCTGACATGCCCATCGACCACCCGAACAAGCCGTGGGGTTGCGAATCGTGCAAGTGGATCGGTCCGGCGTCCGCTCTGTTGACGGCGCCGAACCCGTTCGACCCCACCGACACCGTCGTCGGCTGTCCGCAATGCAAGTCGGTCAACGACTTCCGCGAGTTGTGCGACGAGCCGGGCTGCCAACGCACCGCCAGTTCCGGCTGGCCGAGCATCACACAGGGATACCGACGAACATGCCACGTCCACTCCCGCATCGGAAAGGATGAAGCGTGACCCCGCAACAGATCCTGATGAACAGATTCAAGACGCAGATGAACATCGCCAAGGAGGCGGGCTGCACCCGGCAGGCCGTGTCCATCGCGTTCGCGCGCGGGCGGTTGTCGTTCCAGATGGCGAGCCTGCTTGCCAAGCGCATGCGCATCCCGGTCGCCACGCTGCTGACCGAGTGGGTGCCGTTCACCAATCGGCGCGCACGCCAGTCCGACCACGCCAAGCGTCGGCTGCAGGCGGTGGCGCGACAGCAGCCGTGAGCGTGCATGAAACGCACCTGAGTCCGCGCCGGCTGGGTGCGGTCTGCGGTGCGTTGCGCTCACCGCGCGCCGTGTTCTATGTCCCCGACCTGCTCGTGCATCCCACCGCGTGTAAACGCTGTCTGGAGTGGGTCGTGGAACAGGGCCAGCTTGCCGCACGGCGACTGGCCGAGAGCGAAACAACCAACGAGGAGCCACAATGAGCAAGGCCAAGCCGAAGATCTACGACGTCCGCATCCGCGGTGAGGGCGAGAAGCGCATGCTGATCCGCGCGTACACCAAGCAGGCCGCGGTGGCCGCTGCCGCGCGCAAGCTGATCACCTGCGACTACGCCGACCAGCATGTTCTGTACGACGCGAGCAAGGCCAACGTGGAGATGATGGACGCCACCGCCGAGGCCGAGTACCCGACCCTGACCGGCATTGAGCCGCCCCCGGTCTAAGGGCTATCCTGCCGGCGGGTCTGGTGTCCCATTACGAGAGGACAGGGCATGGCGAAGACGGCGCAACAGAAGCGATCCGACACGGCGTACGCGGCGCGCCCCGCACAGATCGCCAACCGGGTGAAGCGCAACGCGGCCCGCCGCGAGGCGCTGGCGGCCGGCACGGTCCGCAAGGGCGACGATCTTGAAGTCCATCACAAGACCCCCCTGATTCGGGGCGGCAGCAATGCCAAGTCGAATCAGGCGGTTGTCAGTGCAAAAAGGAACAGAGCATGGAGACGGGGCAAAAGCGGCTCGGCAGGCCCGTGACAGCGCCGCCCAGCGTGCGCTTCGACCGTTTTGTGGAGCGAGTGCCAGAGGCGGGCTGTTGGATCTGGATGGGCAGCATGGCTGTGAACGGTTACGGCATGTTCAAGGTGCGCGCGGGCGAGCAGGTTCTGGCGCACCGATTCGCCTACGAGCGCGCACACGGAGCAGTGCCAGACGGATTGAGCCTCGACCATCTGTGCAGGGTGCGCTGTTGCGTGAACCCCGTGCATCTGGAGCCGGTCACGACCCGCGTGAATATCCTGCGCGGAGTGGGCGTTACCTCCGCCAATGCGAGGAAAACGCACTGCCATCGCGGCCACGAGTTCACGCCTGAGAACACGGTGCGAGCGGGCAGGAATGGGGAGGGGCGGCGCTGTCGAATCTGCCGACAACGTGACGCAGCGCGC